GATCGGGAATGGCACTACGGCACTTACCTGTTCACAGTGGACTTTTGTGCCGACGGCATGGATGTGGACACAGGCTTTACCGAAGTTGCTGAAGAACACAAGAGCTTTAACTTTATTCGACTGGAAAACGGCCAGTTTGCTTGCCAGCCCAACAATCGATGCCTATGGTACGATCAAAGTTTGATCTCGGGTAATGTTAAGTTTCCAGACTTTAAAGCCGCACAAAATTTATGGACAGTGGATGGCACACGCAAGTGGACCGCAGGAGATGATTGGTTTTACACCATTGAAGAAAAAAATGACTAACAGAGAATTATTAAAATGTCAAAACAACAATACAATCTAGCAACACGAACAGACTATCTCAATCGCAAGATGTTCCTGGACCCTGCTGGTCCTGTCACAATCCAACGTTTCGAAGAAGTCAAGTACAAAAAGATTGCAGACTATGAAGCCACAGCACGTGGATTCTTTTGGCAACCAGAAGAAGTCAGCTTGACCAAAGACTCAAACGACTTCAAGGATGCCAGCGAAACAGTACGTCATATCTTTACCAGCAACTTGCTACGCCAAACTGCCTTGGATAGTTTGCAAGGTCGTGGACCCAGTCAGATCTTTATGCCTGTGGTATCATTGCCAGAACTAGAAGCCTTGATCTACAACTGGACATTCTTTGAAACCAACATTCATTCAAAGAGCTACAGTCATATCATTCGCAACATCTACAACGTGCCCAAGGATGTGTTCAACACCATCCACGACACACAGCAGATCATTGACATGGCATCCAGTGTGGGCAAATACTATGATGACCTGCACAGAATCAACTGTGCCAAAGAACTAGGCCAACCTGTGGAAGAAGTAGAACATGTGAGAGCAATCTGGATGGCCTTGCATGCCAGTTATGCGCTGGAAGCATTCAGGTTCATGGTATCATTTGCCACCAGCCTGGCCATGGTAGAGAACAAGATCTTCATGGGCAATGGCAACATCATCAGCTTGATTCTACAAGATGAGATTCTGCACAAGGAATGGACCGCTTATATTATCAATCAGGTCATCAAGGAAGATCCACGATTTGCAGCCGCCAAGGTAGAATGTGAGGCTGAAGTGTATGAGTTGTATCTGGACGTGATCCGTGAAGAAAAGGGCTGGGCAGACTACTTGTTCAACAAGGGCCCTGTGATTGGTCTCAATGCCAACATTCTCAAAGACTTTGTGGACTACACAGCCGTGGGCGCACTCAAGGAAATTGGTATCAAGTATCAGGAACCTGCACCTCGATCAACACCTATTCCTTGGTTCAACAAGCATGTAAACACATCAAACAAACAAACTGCACTGCAAGAGTCCGAAAGCACTAACTATGTTATTGGGGTCATGAGCGATCAGCTGGACTACGATGCACTACCGGAGTTATAAAATGAAAACTCAATGCACAATCTGCCCACTAGAGGGCTCACATTACACACAATTTTGCTCACTGCTTCCTGTATATCAGTTAGCAAATACAGTGCATGAATGTCAATATCAAACTGAATGTTCACAAATTAGAGAGTCAATAGAACTACACAAGGAATTGGAAAAAGCATGACCCTCGGAGGTCAACTTCTTTGTTATAGTAGCAATTCTGAGGATCAACAAGAGTGGTGGGGATTCACTGATCAAAAGGATGTGGTGTTATGGATGCTGCGATGGATATAAGATATTAATGAAAGAAAATTAAATTATGATACACTGCCAACAACATAAGTAATTCACTATGAACTACAACAGATTTAACAAAGCCCAGTGGGAGCAACAGTTTGCAACCTCAACTATCTATCAACAATTATCCAAAGAATTTCCAACACTAGTGTCGGAAATTTCTGACCTCTCAGTGGAACAACTGGCACCAACTATGCCTTTTGGCACTGGCCCATATGTGTTGCCAAGAACTGAGTTTGCAAAGTTTGGAATATTCAGTTACAGTATTTTTTACTATCTTGAATTACTGCTCAAGTCCAATCCAAACATCATTTTAGATGTAGGCTGTGGTGATAATGTTTTTAAAAAATACATACCACAGATTGTGGGCATGGATCCTGTAAGAGAAGCAGCAGATATACGTGGCTATTTTGATGATGAGTTTGTGGCCAATCACCCCGGTGAATATGATAGTGCCATGACTATATCAGCAATACATCATGTGTCTCTATTGGATTTTAAAGATCTCATCAACAAGTTTGGAAAAATAATCAAGCCCGGTGGCAGAGGGTTTGTGGCATTCAATCTGGCCAGATTGATCAGTTGTACCGAGCCTCACGAATTTGCTCAGATTTTTGATCTCAGCAGACCAGTAACTATTTTTGATTACTATTGCTACATCAAGAAAGAACTTGAAAAAACAAACTATCAAATTGTTGCAGCCGACATACTGTATACATTTGAACAACACTATTTTAACTGTGCAGGTCCTGACTGGCCTTCAATTGAAAAGTATGCTGCTAGAGATTTTAGCAATGTTCATGAGTTAATTGTTAGAGAAATAATGCAATTGGAAGATGCCTATGTTCAAAATTGGGGGCTCAATAACACCATGGACGGCAATATCAAAATAGTATTCGAAGTTTAAAGAAGAACACAATGAAAGCCATTGTTTGGAGCAAAGACAACTGCACATTCTGCGATCAAGCCAAAGCCTTGTTGGAGCAGCGCAATATTGCATATGAAGAAAAGAAAATTGGGCACGGATTCAGCCGAGAAGACTTGCTAGAAGCAGTACCAACGGCTCGAACATTACCACAGATCTTTCTGGATCAAGAACTTGTGGGTGGATTTACAGAACTTAAAAAGAAATTAACAGAATGAAACATCTCGTAGGCAGCACAGTAACTTTTAAATTGAACTCAGGCGAAGAACTCATTGCCAAGCTAACACAAGCTGAAGGTGATTGGTTAGAAATCAGCGCACCTGTTAGTGTAGCGCCTGGACCACAGGGTCTAGGACTAGTGCCCAGCATGTTTACTGCTGATGCAGATGAGCCAGTCAAACTAAACATCAACAACGTGGCAATCTACGCATTAACAGATGATGCAGTCAAGATGAAGTATATTGAAGCATTGACTGGTATCCGAGTGCCGGAAAAGAAATTGATAATGGGTTAACAGCCCAGTATTTCACATCCATAAATACAGCATGGGGCATAGATTTGTAATCATGAAAGGCACTGAGCTTTTTGTGTATGACCAATACAAAGATATCCCTGACGACTTAGACCATGTGATAGAATTTCTACCAGAAATCCCACCAGGCCCACACACCAGTGAGGAACACGATGAAATTGAACAATGGCACAATCAGTTTTTAAAACTTATGGAGATTGAACATGCCCGCAGCGGCGAGAAAAGGTGACCAAGGAGTTCCACATTGCAGTGGATACACCATTGCCAACGGCAGTGGTGATGTGTTCATCAACAACCGACCAGCAGCCAGAGTGGGAGACAGTAGCACAGGGCATTTACGACCCGGCAATCCATGCAAAGGGCATGTGGCTTCAATCTCTCAGGGCAGTAGCACAGTTTTTGTAAATGGTAAACCTCTGGCCAGAGTAGGCGATGCATTAGCAGGCTGTACATCAGTTGGCCAAGGCAGTGGTGATGTGTTTGCAGCATAATGGCTAGTATATTAACACCATTACAGATGATTGCTGGAGCCACGTTGAGCAACAACAGCGGCGTGGCCATTGCCAATACCTGGACTGCTGCCGACGCAGCTTATACCAGCACATCACTATTGACGCCATTTTTTAATACTGTGGGCAACAGTGCCGCAGCCAACATCAGTGGAAACACACTGACCAGCATGTTTACATTTTGTGCAAACACTGTACCTGCACTGGCTGACAACACACCTGCTGCGTATGCTTCTCTGGGCACAAACACCACATCAGGATTTACTGGTATAATTACTGCTCAAGGCACCAGTTATCTTGGCAATGGTAATACTGCTGTTTTTGCACAGGTGTTTAGTGCAGCACAAGGTTATGTAACTTCAACCAATCAATTTATCAACACCAGTGTAAACAGTCAGACCTATCTTGGTTCAACGTTTACCACAATGAACAGTCTTATCACTGGCAATCTCAGCGACACCACCTTGGCCATGAGAACATTTGGACTAGATCTAGCGGCACTGGGACAATTGATTGATCTTGACAATCTTGGCAATTTTGGTTCTCCAGCAGCATTGCTACGACAATTGGTTACACTGACCAACCTCACAGCAAACATTCAATCTATCTTGATTCAAGCAGGACTTGACGAAGCCAGTATCGGTAATCTCACCAATCCCAATGACAATGTGAGTGATAGTGTACAACATCTAGCATACCTGGGCATGCTAAATGTCACAGGCACTGACCTAGAACAAGTGTTGGCTATTTTTGGTGTGACTACCAAGAACATAAACACCATGGCAGACCTGTTGAATCCTGCAAAAATATTCCCCAACAGTATTACCAGTCTCACAGTTCGAACCTACAATCAAGATACCACGTCAGTGTTACGAGCCATCTACGATAACACACAAGGCACAGTGAATTCAAAATTGTTGATTTACTTGCCAAGATATGTGATGACCTTGGGCACTCTAAATACAATCAGCTATGAAAGACTTGCCAGAATCATCCCAGCAGACCAGGCTCTGGCTTGCAAGGCCATGCAAGTTAGTCTACAGCAGATAAAAAATATAAACAATCTTGGGTTGCCTCAATTGTCAGCAGCATTCGTTGACATGCAGACCACTAGGGACCTACCATCTATATCTGCACTAGAACAGGCTGTACCTGCTAGCGTGGCCGCATACTATTCCAGTTCATATGCAACTGGAACCGGACCTAATGGGACTCTGGTAATTACTGACCTACTTGGTGCCGCAGTCGGAGTCGACTACACCAGCGTACTGAGCAACGCCACTGTCACAATCAACAGCATGACCGGTACAGGTATTCTCGGAGGGTTAACCGATACCTATACCAGAATGCAAAACACAGTTGACGGAGTCTACGGCGATGCTGTCACCGGACCTGTTACTATTCCTGCAGGCACAGGTGCCGGAGTTTATGCCAATGCTGACACAGCATTGCAGACACTAATATCCAATGCTGCTGTGCAGGTGTCTACAATATCTGTATCGTATCCCACGCAATCAGGTATTTTGAATTCTGATTTTAATTCAATGGCAGCAAAATTGGTTTCCGAAAATACCAATCTTGCTCTGGCCAGCATAGACATTCCCAATCTTGGTGCATCAGGTCGCGGCCCAGTCATGAGTTTTGTACAAAGTCTTCCAGGATATGGAACAAACACAGAAGCCAATGGCCCAGCACAGTTTATTGAAACTGTTGCTGATCTTTCTACACAGGGTGGACAAGCCATGGTGGCCTGCCTAAGAGAAGGCCGCAATCTCTTGGTGCTAAACGGTGTGGGAATTGGACAAGATACTGCTATACCCAGCGAGTATGCGGGCGTGATTCCGCAGGCAAATCTCATACCATCCACCTATTCTGATGCAGAAGCATCCAATTTAGTGGTAAAATAGCGGTGGATGAATTACAATCCGCTAAGTAACTAGTGTGAGTAACACAAAAATTAATTTTAAGGAAAAACCTCATGAAGAAATATGCTTTAGTAATGGCCCTAGCATTGGCCGCCTCCCTAGCACAAGCTGACGCTACCGTTTACGGTAAAGCTCGCTTGTATCAAGAAAACACCAAGACCGGCACTGCCGAAGGTGTAACCGCGTTGACAAACGATTCCAGCCGATTCGGTATCAAGGCCACAGAAGCACTTGCTGGCGGCATCACTGCTGGCGTTGTGCTTGAAACTGGCTACGGTGGCGACGCTCCTGCAGCAACCACACTGGGTGACCGCACTGCTGTTGTTGGCTTGTCTCACAAGTTGGGTTCCGTGGCCATGGGTCGTGACAAACACACCATTGCTCGCACACTTGACAACTATGACGCCATGGGCAATGCTTTTGGTTCCAGCACCGCAGTTATTCATGCTGCACAAGGTTCACGTTTGCAAAATGCAGTGTTCTTGACTGCAAAGCCTGTGGCTGGACTCTCTGCCACGTATGCAATCGCCAATGGCGAAGTTGCTGGTGGCACTACAGAATCACAAGCCAGCAGTGTTGAGTACACCCTGGGTGCTGTGAGCGCAACCGCTGCTCGCTATACCACTGGTACCAACAGCTACTCGGGTGTGGTCGGTGCCAAGTACAAGATTGCAAACACAACTGTGTTTGGTATGTATTCTGAAGACAAAGTATCTAGTGCATCAACCACTGGTAAATCAGTTGGTGTTAACCAGGCCCTGGGTGCAGTGACTTTGTTGGCTGGCTACGGTGAGAATGACACTGTCAAGGCCTACAATGTTGGCGCATCTTATGCACTGAGCAAGAACACTCTGGTTCACGCACGTTATGTCAAAGAAGACTCTGCAACCAATGTACAAAAAATTGGTGCTGGCCTAGAAGTCAACTTCTAAACTCCGCACTGTATAATGCATTACAACAAAAACCCGCTTCGGCGGGTTTTTTTATGGTTGACCAATAATGCCCAAAATGTTATAATACGCACATGCAACCAGCAACAACCCGTTATGAAAAGTTCAAACGAAAGATGTTGTCGTGCTATCATCGCAGCGAATTTACAGTGGTTGAATGGATTGTGTGGTTGGCTGTTTTGGGCTGGTTGACCAATATTGCTCAAAATGCTATAATACACGCATAGAGCAAAACAGGAGCAGAGAATGAACATTACTCAAGCTATCTCAATCTGTGAACAGTATCGAATTGATCACAGCGTCAGCGGGTTTTTGCTGGAATCCCTAGAGTCTATGCTGGCCGCAAAACAACGCAACGAACTCACAGCCGAACAGCGGGTGGCTTTACAAACAGTCATGAACGAAGGCCTGCGCCTGGTTGAAAAATGAAATGGTTTGCTGAAACAACCGAATGGTCCGGTGACACGGCTCCCAACCATGTGTATCTGATGGACGATGGCAAGAGCAAGATGTATGCCTATGTGAAGTTTGGCACAGGAGCAGCACACAAGTTCAAGACGCCTGTGCGTATTGATATCCGTGGACGCAAATTCAAAATTGTGCCCGACCAATGGAATGTTTCTGTTGATGTGGCACCACCTGCAGGAGAGACCTGGACAGTGACCGGCAGCAAGGGTGAGGTGTACACTGTGACACGCCTAAACAACAACTTGAGCTGCACTTGCTCGGGATTTCGATTCCGCAGCCAGTGCAAGCACACAAAACAAAACGGTTGACCAATATTCGCCAATCTGTTATAATTAACGCTTAAACACAAAAAGGAGTCTTAAATGCTTTATACTTTTGCTGGTACTTCCGTTCTCAAAGGTGCTGTTAAAGTTCGTTTTGCCAACTCAGAAGCTCGGGGCAAGCAATTGGCCAAGCTGGGCGACACTGATGTGAATATTGTGCCGTTGCCGGATGCAATGGACAAGGCCGGGGCTGTGTGTTATCTGCAGAATCTAGCAGGCTTTGCCGACACTGATGCGGTGCGTGAAGCACTGGCAGGTGAAGTAGCAGTCAAAAGCCGCCCTGCTAAAACTGCAAAAAAACATCTTACCAAAACTATTCGCGCCAAGACTGCAAAACCTGCTCGTGTTCGTCGCACTGAGCCAGTGGTTGTTACTCAAGCAGAAGTTGACGCCTTGATGGCAGCAGTATTTGGAGTTAGGTAACATGACCAATCGCAAAATTGACTTTGCTCAATTGGGTTTTAATCGATACCAAGTGTCAGACATGAACATTGTGATGAACTTGAAGACGCCAGAAGAAATTCAGGACTGGATGATGGCAGTTGGCGCAGACGATGTGAAATATGCCATCAGCTTGCTGGAACAAGCTGCCCTGCTTGAGCTGGACAGTGCAACTGACACTATGAAACGTTTTCCTGAAGCAATGGCTGCAATTAGAAAGGTAATGTAATGGGACTAGACATGTATGCTTATGCTGCCGCCAAGGCAGCAGCAGATGACAACACTGGACAGCGTGAAATTGCCTACTGGCGTAAACATCCTAACCTGCATGGTTGGATGCATCGCTTGTGGATCGAAAAAGGCAACGAAGGTGAGTTCAACGGTGACGAACTGGAACTGACCTGGGAAGATCTCGAAGCTCTGGAACAGGCAGTTACGCACAAACAATTGCCTGCCACTAGCGGATTCTTTTTTGGGCAGGACAGCGACGACGAATATCGAGAAAGTGATCTTGCGTTTGTTCGAGCAGCCAAAGCAGAAGTGTTTTTGGGACTAAAAGTTTTTTACAATTCAAGTTGGTAACACATTATGGCAGGCTGGAACACAATTGAAACAATTCGTATGTTGGAAAAACGTGCAGATGTTCTTGGCATGCGGTTTACTGCTTACCGCAATGATCATCCTGGATCACAAGAGAATGTGGCCCTGGTGCCCAAGGATCAGGATTCATTGCCAATCTATGTTCGTGATGCTACATTTTTTGTTGGCACATTGGAAGCGGCTGGTCAGTTTATGCAAGGCATACTGTGGGCACGGGATTATGATGGTATGCTAAAGATCAGCAATACTAAAAAGCGTGAACGCAAAGAACAAGATGAACGCAACCGCCGACTGGTCCGACTTTTGAAACAGAAAAACACAGACGAAGATTTGGAAACAACATGAAAAAAATCTACTACGAAAAACGTGGTCGCAGATATGTTCCAGTCTCTGAATACGACAACGATCTTATGGACAGTTTTTCTAAAGGTACTCATCTTGTGATGGTTTACCCAGGGGGTGCTAGTCGCCGATACAACATTGACCCTAACTATGCGGCCATGATGGCGGCCAGCCGAGTAGCCGAAGAGGCTATGATTCGGGCAATGCATAAAGCCAGTGAAATGCGACCTGTTCGTACACCTATCACACCTGCACAACAAAAGGCATGGAAGAAATTGGCTAAAGAGTTTGGTGATGACCTTTGTACGTTGAGTGGCGCTAGTTCACATGACATTGCCGAAGCAGGTATTCGTGCCCTGCAGACGGAAGCAGACAAACTCATGACACATGCCAGTGTTCGAGCAGCCTATGATCAATTTTTATTAGTATGTGCATTGACCAAGCCGCAGGAGAATTAAATAATGAATGACATTGACTTTGACAATAATGAGTTTTGGGAACACCTGGTGGTAGCTGACTGGGTGCGCGACCTTGAATCCAGCGACAGCCGCTTGCACAAAGAACGAGTGATTGAAAAAGCCTTGATGGCTTCAAAATTGGGCAGTGCCGGCGCCCAGGGTTTTTTGTTCAACTGCTATCTTGCATACAATCCTTTCTATGTGTACAATGTTCGGCAGATTCCGGAGACTGAGGGGCTGACTGGACAGCCTAATCCGTGGCCCACGTTCTGGGGCTTGTGTGAAGATTTGAGAACTCGCGGTGTAACTGGTCATGCTGCTAGAGATCGTATTGAAGAAGTAAGCGAACTGTTTGACTCTGAACAGTGGAATGGCATGTGCCGACGAGTCTTGATCAAGGACCTGCGCTGCGGCATCAGTGAGAAAACACTCAACAAGATTCTGGGCAAAACTTCCTGGAAGATTCCCACCTTTACTTGCCAGCTGGCACAGGACTCAACTGATCGTCCGGCCAAGATGAAAGGTATCAAACGTCTAGAAGTCAAACTGGATGGTGTACGAGTTCTGGCAGTGGTACAAGGTGCCAGTGTTACACTGTACAGCCGCAATGGCAAACCGTTTGAAAACTTTCCGCACGTGGCCGAAGCTATTGCTGCCAACCGCAAACTGATTGGTGCATTTGGTGGACGATATGTGCTGGATGGTGAGATTGTGGGCGCCAGCTTTCAACAACTCATGCGACAAGCACAACGCAAAACAAATGCAGAAACCACAGACATGGTGTATCATGTGTTTGACATTATTCCACTTGACAGTTTTCAAGAAGGACACTATAATGCACAACAGTGCAAGAGACTTGATATTTTAACAGGATCTCGGGCACGATTTGATGCTACAGAT